TTGAGCCGATTTGGGCTCACTGTAGTGATGGTGTTAATCTTATCTGTTGTCTTTGACATGTGTGAGTCCTGTGGATTGTTGTCTAACATACTCAATTTAACATCACCATGTGATACGTCAACACTTATTTTATTGAGCTTTTAACCAGGACCTGAAATCTCTGCTAACCATTTCATATTCCATAGCATACTCACTGTAGTACACATAAAAATGCTTGAAGTCCCAATAATAAGGGGCCTGCATCTTGTTGTGTAATTGGACCAATGTGTAGCCGCGGTCCAATAACACATGGTCTTCCTTTTGTAAAGGCCAACTCCAACACTCATACATTTTCTTGAGTATGTTGTGCCCTATTGAGGTTAATCGCAAACTCATGTGCGATCCTGTGCAATTAAGGAAACAGGTTTTAAGGAAATAAGTCTTATCATGTACATTTGGAAATGTGTGAATAATATTAGAACCAGTTTGTTCACACATATTAACAAACTGTGCATGAATTTCATCATGCACAGAACTCATATAGATCTAGTTACTCTGGTTGTGGGCTGCATTTCCCATACAGTAAACTTGTCCGTTTTGAACAAGAGATTTAGCTTCTCTGACAAGTTTAGGGCATGACCTGGTGATTCTGGAAAACAGGTGCGTCTGTATTTGGGTGTTTGATCACTGAGCAAACTGTGCACAATTTTCAGATTTATGGGTTTACCATCGTAACAAACCACATACATGGCTTTCACATGCAGTACCTGTTCACTCAAATAGTTTTGGTTATTAGTGTGAGTTAATAAAACTTTAGGTTTAGGTCTGCTCATGATAGGTACCTTCACAGTGTACCATATTTATATCACATTGTGATCTTGCACGTCATGCACATGCATCCTGTGCTAGGTCGTCCAGAATTCTTTCAAAATTTGCATATTTGACATCTGGTTCCCAAGTGCTCACATGTGCATGCAACAACATATGAATATATTCCAGTATGCGTGATTCATACTCTGTGGGGACCTGTTTATGAGGATTAAGTTCACACAAGATAGGGCTCCAGGCTTGATGATTCCATTGTTTGTTGAACACTCTACCATCACACACCACCCAGAACCACAACATGATGAAGCAGTCCTTGGGCATGATCCAACTGTGACATGCCACAACTGGCATCATATAGCCATCTTGATTGATCCACATACACATGGGTACATTGCTGAACTCACTGGCTATACACAGCTCTTGTAGCTGATCAGTTAGTAGTTGTTGCACCAGTCCACCTCCTTGTTGCAGATATTCTTGATTGCGGCCTTTAATAGATCATCATGCACATGAAAACCTTGGCTAAAATGTTTGAACACTCTGAGTGGTTTGTTCTTATTGGAATCGTTGCTTCTGGGTGTGATCTGGTTGGAATCCAGATCTTCCACAGCCAGTGGGTCTGCGTATACAAATTGTGAATCCACAGCAAAGCAGCACACATGAAAGTCAAACTCTTTCCATAGCTCTTGCAATGTGGGGGCTTCTCTGGCCAAGATCACTTGCAATTGACATTGAGCATGTGATTCTCCATCTGGGTGTCTGTATTCCAAATCAAAGGTGATGGCATTGTCTGTACGCATACGATTGGTGGCTTGTGGCGGCAGTAGTCCGGGTCTGTGTGTCAGCTGCTCATTAAAATCAAAGCTGAATGCCAGTGTATTATAATTCTGGGTGCGTTGGGTATAGGTGTAGTTCCAGGTTTTATCAAATTCTGCCAGCCAAGCTTCACGCTGTTCAGTGTTTCTGAAAAACACATCCACATCACCCAAGTGCCAGTCTTTGTGTTCCCATAGCCTACGTGCACAACCTCCAGTGATCCAGGGGCCAGTTTCCATGTTGATGGCAGGCAGCATGCTTAACAGATGACGGAAACCAACATCCTGCATGGGTTTCTTTAGCATGTGATTAAAATGAACCTCCACTTAAATTCATACTAGTGTCTGTGTTTGAAGAGGCGTTCTTTTGTGTGAGCTGATCTTGCAGCCACATGATCTTTTCAGTTAATGCACGCTCTTGCAACAACAATTGACTCACACAGTCTGACATGGCATCTGCTTCTGCAATGGTGAGGCGAATCTCTTTGCTGTTGTAATCTTTGGCAGTTCGGACCGCTTTCATAAAACGCTCCATGGGGGTCAAATTTATCATTACTTGTCCTGTTCAATTTTTACGTTTAAATTCTGCATTTTTCTGAGCCAACATGGTGTTCATCTCCAGTTTGGATGAGAACACACCCTGATGCTCATATTCCTGCAATGTGGCAAGTTTGGGGCTCAAACTGCCTGACCAACCTGTGCTAAACTTCAAGATCCAATAACCTGCTGCGAATCTAGTTTCACTGGTTTCTGTCTTCTTGTATGTGATCATGGGCACCATTTGCACATCCACAGCCTGATCATGTTTGATGGGCAGGTTATGCACATGTGTCTGCTTCGCAGTGTCAGGCTCTGTCTTTGTTTTTTCCCAGTGTATCTGACCCTTGAGTAGGGTTTCCAGTTCTGGAATAGTGTTCACATGGGTCATGGTGCCCTTGCCTAAGAACACAAATGTGGAATCGCCTTGTTTACTCAATAGCCCCAGCCGTTGACCCAGATCACTCACTATCCAGGTTTGGTCCTGCACACTTGTGGCTTGTAGTTTTTTTCCCATGAATCACCTTAAATGATTGTCTACGCACATGAGCTTCCGTATTGCTCACATGTTGTGTTAACAATTGTAGAGCACAATTTATCTCATGCCAAGTGTGATCGTCACAGTTATTTTGGATTTCAGCTTTTAGATTGCGTGCAAATTGATGCTGGCCCTGTGCAAATGTGTGAATTTCATAATCCCATGAGTCCACATGCACATGCATGGTGACATCATGGGTGTTTTTGATCCACACACTCACACAATCAGGAATCTGCGCCCCATGCCAATCCCATGCTTGATTGCGCACATGTACTAAATCTGTATGTGTGTAAGCAATCTGACTCCAATAATGTGCGGGAGGGGTGTACTCAGGCACAGCACATTTCAGCCACCAGGTGACACCAGGATGTGCGTGTGCACGATGATGGGATACTTCTGGTGGTATCAGATCACCCAATTGACTCCAAGCATGATCCCAGTTCATGTGAGTATTTATTAATCAAGAATCTTGGGTAGAGTGTTTGTGCAACCCTGTATAAGGCTTACTCAAACATGCTGTATAATCTGCTGAGTTTTGCTCAATTCTGACCAGACCCCATTGATTTGCAAACTTGAGCAGATGAAATCCAATTTGTTGTTTGAGCGGCATATTCACAGTTTGTGTGATCTGTTCATCAAACTGTAGCTGGAGTTCTGGGGGCTGCGCAGTCAGATCAATCAGTGTGCGGTTGCGTTCATACACATCCCGGACACGATGGTCTTGCCCCACATGATCTGTCCAACTGCTCAACATCAGATTGTTCCATGCATATCCTTGATGGTGACGATTATCAAATGCTTCTTGTAGCCGCTTTTTGCGGACCCCTGGGTATGCACTCATCACATTGTCTGAGTCATCACCACGTATGATCTTCTCAAACAGCAGCCATTCTGGATTGGGAATTTGCATGGGCATGCCTTTCTTGTCCAAGGCCGCTTTACCATTTTTATCCCACACACCTTCATGTGTGTACAGCAGACCCGCAATACCGTTGAAGATCTTGACATTTGGACTCAACAGTTGCATGAAGTCTGAATCGGTACTCACAATCACATGTGAGTCATCAGGATGCATGTGGATCCAGCGAGCAATCAGATCATCTGCCTCTGCTCTGGGGTGTCTGATCACACTTGCATTGGTTTTTTCACTCAAAAACTGAATGAACTGATCAATAGCCTCAAAAAACTGTTTGTCGTCTGCCACTTCTTCAGGAGAACGAGCAGCCGCAGTTTCCTTGCGGTTGGCTTTGTAGGGTGTATAAAAGTCTTTACGCCATGACTTACCATCAAGTAAAAATACTGCATGATCTGCATCAAACTGATTCCACACCTTTTTGATGGCGTTGAACATCACATGGATGGCCATGCCCACCATGGTGTCCATGTCAGGAGATCGCATGCCATATCGCACGCGCATGGCCAAGTTCAAAGTATCAGTTAAAATGTATGTGGCCATCATGATCATCCTGTGAATTATTGAGTACAACTGGAATAATGGCACGAAGAATGGGTTAAGTCAACACATTACCATCTGGCATTATCCTTGTATCCTGCTCTCACAAGTTCAGCAGCAGCTTTCAGAGCACCAGGTTTGTCTTCTCCTGCGTATTTGTCGATTATTTCAGCCACCTGTTCAGGGGCCTCCCAAAAAATTACACGATCATACATGATCAATCGCAGCAAGGGAATGTGAGCACCATATGTGCATAAAAAATCACCCCCTACATGATCAGGTGCCCCCTCCAAACTGGTGAGCATATTACTAGTGAGCGTATTATAGCTGCAATCAAAGTCACCCCCCACATGAGCAGGTGCGCCTTGCAAGCTGGTGAGCTTGTTATGCTGACAATCAAAATTACCCCCCACATGACCAGGGGCACCCTGCAAACTGGTAAGCATATTATTAATACAGGAAAAATGAGTTCCCACATGATGTGGTGCACCTTGCAAGCTGGTAAGCCTATGACTGACACAATAAAAACTACCAGAAACATGACCAAATTGCACTGGTAACTGGTTGATATTTCTTTTTAATCGTACGTCACCTTGCACATCCACCACCAGATCAGGCCCTATTGATACCTTTCCGCTGATTTTGAAGTACTGCTTGAGTATCTTTTCTACTTGTGATATGTTCACCATTTGGCGTTATCCTTATACCCAGCTCGGATCAGTTCTGCTGCGGCTTTGATGGCACCTGGCTTGCCTTCACCAGTGTGTTTGTTGAGTATTTCAGCCACTTGGTTACTTTTGGGATTCAGGTTCATGAATTGTACTTCTTGACAGTTAATAGTGCGCAATAATGGCAGTTTTTCCTGATAAGAAATCCACCAATTTCTGCCCACATGTGTGGGAGCACCCTCCAAACTCTCTAACGGATTGTTATGGCAGCTCATGTCATCTCCCACATGTTCAGGGGCACCCAACAAGTTGGTCAGCTTGTTTTTGGAACAATTGAAAGATCCAGGCACATGTGTGGGAGCATGAGTGAGGCTGGTGATCAGATTATCTGAACAGCGAAAGTTTTTACGCACATGTGTGGGGCAGCCTTCCAGAGTGGTCAACAGGTTGCTAGCGCAATCGAAGTTGTCGCCCACGTGTGTGGGGCATCCTTCCAGAGTGATAAGTTTGTTTATAGCGCATATGAACACACCCGTCACTTGCCCAAATTGCACAGGCATTTTGGACAATTCACTGGTCAGATGCACATTGCCCTCCACATCCACCACGCCATTTGCGCGGATATGCACCTTGCCTTTGACCCTAAAAAACCTGCGTAACTTGTCTTGTGTATCTGAATGTTCAGTCATGAAATACCCCTGTGTGATATATTTAACCACACAGGGGTATCAGTCAGGTTAGCTGTATTCAGTCTTCTTTTTACGGGGCTGTCTGCGCTTGGTCACAGGCGTCACAGCTTCACTCACAAAAGCTGGGTCGCTTTGCGCCAATTCAGATGCCACGCTTCGACAAACGTCTGTGAGCCAGCTTTCCACAATCTGATCATCGCTCACACCCTTGTAGTTGTTGTCTCTAAGGAAGGTGACAAAGTGGTCATTATAGTCCAGCTCAAAGTAACTCTTGGAAGGATCTTGAGGATCCCACTTGATGTCAGGCATGTTGACCCATGGCTCTGACCTGAGATCAGCCACTTTGCGATCATGTGCATGTTGGCTGATGCGATGGTGTTTTAGTTCCAGTCCCACCAGTAACTCTTCCAGTGCTTCATCCCCTTCAAACTTGACTTTGTGATATTCCACATCATGATCATACACATCCAGTTGTTTGTGTTTGAGGCGCACATCCAGCTTGGCTAGAGCTTGAAGCTTGGGATCATCATGGTCAATTTCAGCTAGTCTGAGATCCAGTTCCATGCCCTCAAGTTCGTATTCTGCCACAGCACGAGCTCTGGTCTTTCCTTTGAGGCCCCAGTGGCCTGGCCACCAGCTAAATGGTATTTTGTTCTTTTTCACGTGATCTCCTTAAAAGGGTTTTAAATTTACTGTATCCTTAAGCCAAACTGGTGTATAAGTGGATTTGTAGATTCATGATCAGACCATGTTGTGCACAGTATGCAGCCGCATACTCATGATTCTTTTGATTCTCAGCCATGTTCAAAAGGCCAGGTTCCCAAAACGATACGATCTCGTCAACCGTGCTGCGCTCCTGCAAAGTGATCTGATTGGTGCTAGCTCTCAGTTGCTTGCTCTTCTGAGGTTCACTGTTGTAGATGTTCATGGGACTCACAAACACTGTGCCACCATTGGCCCTAAACTCATGTGCCCAGTCAGGAATGCCGCTGTATGGGCTCTCTGGGTCTGCGTTCATCACAAACTTGAGACAGTTTGCTCTAGCCAGCATTTCAGGCTTGGGAGTAAGGTATTTGATGGCCACACCCCTCTTTTCACTGCACTTGGGACTCACCACCAGAGTGGTGCTGTCAGGAATGTCTTGTACAATGGTGCCGTTGCTTTCGATCTGTGTTTTTACAAATCTGTGCTGCATGTGCTCCAGGAAGGGTACCAGATTCTTCTGTAACATGGGTTCACCGCCTGTGATGACCAACACCATGTTACGCTTGCGAGTGAATTCACCCTCCTGGACAAACTGAGCCCATACAGGAACTTCTCCATGAAAGTGGTCAGAAATCACTTGATTAATCTTGGTATCCAGTTCTGCAATAGTGAACCAGTCACCATCATCAAAAAAAGTATCACAGAATGAACAATCCAGATTACACTTGGCCAGTCTCACAAACACCGCTGGCTCACCACGATAGGGACCTTCGCCTTGTAAAGTGTAAAACACACTTGTGACAAACAGCTTGTCACCAGCGTTGTCAAAGTACTTTTGTCCCACAATTGAATTTTTACCAAACATCAGATTATCTTCCTTTCCATGTTATTATGTGAGAGCAGAATGGTCATTTGCAACCGTTAAACTTTGCAAATGTGAAATAAACTGATGCATGTCAGATGCCCAATAAAACCTAAAGTATGCATTACTTTGAGTCCATTTGGTTACTGCAAATATGGAATCACAATATGCGTTGCACCAGTCTGTGAGTTGTTCCAGGGTGGGCTCTGTTCGATCTGTGGGAGCCATGTATGTTTGCTCACATGTGACATGAATGCTGTGCTGAAGGTAAGCACTATGGATATCAGCAGGAAGATCCCTGCTGATATCAACCTGCTTCTGTTTGTGGAACAGCATTACAGGCTCTTGAGATCCAATGTGTTCATGAACTCTGATCTAGCCATGGGATCTGCCTTGAATGCCCCGCCCAGCTTGCTGGTCACAGTGCTGGCATTGGTGTCTTCCACACCACGATGACTCACACACAAATGGCGTGCATTGATCACCACTGCAATGTTGTCAGTCTCCAGGATGTACTGCATGGCATGAAACACTTGTTCAGTCAGTCGCTCCTGAATCTGTGGCCTGCGAGAAAAGTATTCACAAATGCGTGGAATCTTGCTGAGACCCAGCACCTTCTTGTTGGGGATGTATGCCACATGAGCTAGGCCCACGATGGGCACAAAGTGATGTTCACAGTTGCTCTTGATGGTGATGTTCTTTTCCACCACCATCTCATCATAACCCATTTTGTTCTGCACAGTGGTACACTTGGGAAACGCTTCCCAGTCCAGACCCCAAAAAATTTCCCCCACGAACATTTTTGCCACTCGCAACGGAGTTTCAGCTAGGCTGTCATCTGTGAGGTCAAGACCCATGGTGGTCATGATGTCTCGGAATTTGGTTTCGATGATTTCTATACGATCAGTTCTGCTGATACCGTTATCAATTGTGGGGGTTTCCACTCCGCATCGAATCAGATGCTCGTGGATTTTGTGACCTAGTTCTGGGTCACATTTGGTACGATTGAATGCCATAGTATTTTTTCCTTTCCAACGTGTCTATCGTTTACACGCAACGGGCTTGTTTAATGCCAGTGTGTCACCTGTTTGTGACCAGTTATTTAGTATGGAGCGTGCCTCACACACAGTCAAACAATTGTGTGAGTGGTATTCAACATGTTGCTCATGTTGGATGTGCATGCAGTTGTGGAACCATATGTTGGGACACCTGTGATAGCAGAACTGCAAGTTATTGTGCCTGTGAACACAGGAGATGGTGTTATAGTTTTTGTAAGAGCTGAATTATAATCGATATCCAATTGAATATAATCTGTATATATTCCCTGTGAATGACGATGTACAGTTTCTTTCATCTGAGGCAGGGTGTGTGATAATTGGGCTTGCACGGGTGACTCCCCTGTGATAACACAAAAATCAATGAGTATTTTGGTGTTTTCAATATTTTGTAAACATGCACGCTTGGATTCTTGTATGTGTTTAATATGATCCCTAGCCGCTTGAAGCTGGGCATCCCATTTCTGTGGTGTTTCACACAGCTTGCGATATTTTTTGGATAGTTGATGCAATGTGGTCATGTTCCCATGATATATGAACATAACATTTGTAGTCAACACATCAGAAACTGGTACGATTTATATTTTGATATGCATCATCATAATAAGTGGTAAAGGTACTTTCCACTAACATCTTCTTCTGCTTTTCAGATTTAATTTCCTTGTGAGTCTTGGTTAATTTGACCACAGTGGGATCGGCCCCTGTGATCAAACAATGATCCAAAACATCACGAGCATGGGACATTTGTGCGATTAGCTCAGTTCGTTGGGCCTCCAAGGCATTAACCATTTGTTGAGCCTGCTGTATTTCCTGATTAATTCTGTCAATAGTGCTTCTGAGTTCCACAATCTGCTTGATGAGATCATGCAAATCCTCAATATGTGATGGATCAGTGGTTTTTGTCATATGGTATCCTGCATGTGATTTCCTCAAATATTATCCAATTCCATGTGGATGGAATTGTCTGCATCCATGCCACTCAGATTGCACAACATGTTTTGATGTTTTTCAATGAGTGTCATGGGCGACTCACTTGTGAGAATTTCCTCACATAAACCATGTGCAAAGTCCAAAACATCTGCACTCAGGATTTCTTTGGCTTTGTGCAAGGGCAGATCCTGTGCAGCACATGCCTGTTGAATTGCATCAATATGAAGTTCCACATTGTGATTCATGAGCAGCACATAACTCATGCCATCCATGCTGCTGGGCCACTTGACTTGATACTTGTTATGTTCCTGATCAAAAGCTTGGGCATTCCAATCAAACAAACCGCCGTGGTCTCCATGATGAGTCATGTACTCCATGTATGCATCACTGTACCTGAACTTGTCACCTGCCCTACCTTCAGGAGTGAGAGGATACCAGTCACTTTCCAGTTCCTTTTTAGTGAATGCCACCTTCTTGTATTTGAGATCCTCATATCCTTTGCAACACACATCACCCAGTGCAATCTGCTTGCCGATTTCACTTTCACGATGAGCCCATTTGGTGTTGCGTGCATTGATCCACTCCTGGACCAATTGTGGGTTACCTTTGAGTTCCTTGAGATCAGGAATGTTGCCACCCTTGAATGCAATATTCTGGGGGCTTAGTTCCCAACTGTAGTAAATGTTACCCTTGGCCACGTTCACAAAAGGGGATGCAGCGTCGTAGCTGAGTGTGACCTTATCATTGATGTGCTTGCGCCACACACGTTGCAGGGTGGTGAGCGCACATCCCATCTTGATCTTACCATTGCCCAGATAGTGGATCCAGTCACGTCCATCCAGATAGCCTGTGTCACGCTGGATGATGATTCTGCGCAAGTTCATGGCAAAGTTGCTGGCCTGCACATTGGAGTATGCCCAAGTCTCAAAGGGCAGATCCTTGACTGCATCCCACCAGATGTCACCCTCTTCCTGGTTGCGTCCCTGCAACACATTCATGAACTTGGTGGCGCCCTCCACACGATGCTTGATGAAGAATTCATGATTTTCCAGGGAACTGGTCAGACAGTCTTTGAAGTTCTTCACACCAGGATGCAGGTTTTCACCAGTCTTGGGATCATTACCAAACTTGAGCAGGCTGCCTGTGGGCACATCCAGCACCATGCTGTAATCACAAGTGTGTTCCAGCCAGCGCAAAATTTGCATGCGAATGGCATCCTTGTCCTTCATCCAGCTGGCATCATCTTGGTTGGGCTTCTTCTGCCAGGGCCACTTGAGTACACCTGTGGCAATCTGATACCCACCTGAGTCACCCACAATCACGGTGCGATTTTTATCTCGTTTCTGCACCATGGCTTCCTGAATTTCACTCTGTTCCAAATCCCACACACTGTGACCACTAGAGTAGAGTGCAATTGGATAGTAGAACAGATTGGTTTTATTATCCAGGAAGTTGAGATCAGTTGCTCCATTCTTTAGCCCTGTGGGTATGCGACTGTTAGGATCACTTTGTTGACGAGCATAGATCGCCGATATTGACGGAAGAAAAATGGCAAAATCTTTATTGCTGGTCCACAAGTCCTTGCCAGGGGGCTTGCGGAAGTTTTCATATGTGCGACCCACATGTGGGTTGGGACTGGAGACTTTTTTCATGACTAATCTTACTGTGTGTTTTGTGTTATTGCAACATGATTAACCATTTGATCAAACATGCGGTCAGCTGTGAGATACAGCTCTTTGAGTATCTTTTTCTGTTTGGCCAACTGACGTGAATACTTCTTGGGATGTTCCACACGATGACGTATGAATTCCAGAAGGTCTTGTTCATGTGTTTTAAATGCAGCCCAGCTTTCTGTCCATGCGCTGGGATACAAGAAGTCTGGCATGTACATTTCTGTATAAGAGCAGCGATCAGGCAGCACAGGAATCACATCCAGCATGACACCCTCCATGATGCTGATGCCCAAATTCTCATGCAAGCTACAAGAGAACATCACACTAGCCTCTGATAGTTTTTGATAGTATTCTGGCTTGCTCAGGTTCAACTTCTGGGTAATGCACCAAGGTGTATCAAATTGTGCACTCAGTGCTTCTGCAATCTCCGGCTGCTTGTCTGCGTTGTAGCGATGTGGCCAAATCACGCCGCTCTTATTGACGGTGTTCAGATTGATCTTGCCCATAGCATCCACGATCATATCATGTGGTTGGCCACTCAGTTGTGCGCGATCATGATCTGATTCAGGAATTTCCAGATTGCGAAGGAACATCTGACGATGGAAGTCTGTGGCATACCAATTGACGTCACATGCATAGTAGAGAGCACGCTCAGTGTGATGAGGCCAAGGCTTTTCCATCTTGTAGCCTAGGATGTCTGTGGGGTCGTAGGCTCCAGCATGAAATATGCAATGTATCTTCCAGTTGTAGCCCATTAGGTCCCTGATGTACTTGACCTGCAGGATCACAGGATTCCAAGCGTCTGTGAACAGCATGACATCATTTGTGGTGATGTCGCCTGCATCCAGCATGTCCAGGAACGCAACCAGCTGTGTGCTCTTCCACCTGTTAGTGTCTGAGAAATTCAGGAATGCACCTGATGTGGTGGTGGTGGCTGCTTGCACACCATCCACTTGAATCACCTTCACATCCAGCTGAGCAGCTTTGGCCTTCTTCTCCAGCACTGTGGGAATAGATTCATACCACTGTAGAGAATAACGGCTGTCCAGTTTTTCAAGCGGGAATATGATTATATTAGTCATAAATTGGCTCCATTGACCATGATCTCTATAGTCTAGAGGCTAAATACTAAAAAGCCAAGTAAGGGCAGCACATGAATACCAAAATTTCCAAAGATGATTTCATCGCTCAAAGTAAGAGAATTCATAGTAATAGATTTAACTATGATAAGGTCCAATTTCGGAACTTAACTGATCCGATAATTGTAGAGTGTTATATACATGGGGAAGTAAAGACTACTCCCAGATCACACTTGAATCAAAAGTGGGGCTGCGGAAGGTGTGCAGCGTCTGAGCGAGCCAAATTGAGATATCTAACCACTTCTGAATTTGTGAATCGTGCAAAACAGGTTCATGGTGACAAATATGATTATTCAAATGCAGACTATAAACCAAATAAGAAGATATCAGTTACTTGTAGGGTACATGGTGATTTCCTGCTGAACCCTAATGATCATATATATGCTAAATCTGGGTGTACCAAATGCTCAGGTAATTACAAATGGACTACTGCTGATTTCATTGACAAGGCTAGACTAGTTCATAAGGATACATTTGACTATAGTAAGGTGCATTATAAGAACAGCTCTACTAAATTAACCATCATTTGCAGATCTCACGGAGAGTTTATTCAATCGCCTACAGATCATTTACAAGGATCAGGATGCACCTTATGTTCTAGAGAACAAATGATCAAGAATAAAGTATTAAGAGGTCACGCTATTGATCCTAAACTAAAAACACCCTTTTCTCTGTATAGAGATAAAGTGCGTAAGTTGTCAAATGAGAATTATCGCAAATATTATTATGACATTAATCCCTTAAATCTTAAAAGAGGGCACGACTGGCACCTAGATCATATCATCAGTATCGCCGCGGGATTTACCAATAATCTACTTGCAGAACAGATAGCAGATCCTTCAAACTTGAGAATTATCTCAGCCCAAGATAACAGGAGTAAAAATGTCTATTCCTGTGACGCTGTATCCTCGTTTGACCCTAATCATATCAAGACTAAAGAGCTTGGTGAATTGGCCCTAAAAGAGAAGCGTAAAAAACATTCAAATGTGTATCAAATTACTGATACTCACACAGGAGAAGTTAAGATAGTGGACTTATTGATAGACTGGTGCAATGAGAGAGGCTACTCTGTATCTTCTGCTAGATGGTCCGCTAATTACACCACGAGTCTATTCAAGGACAGATATTTAATTAAAAAGGTTGATGATAGTAAAACCAAAGCTGTTTAGGTTCAAGTGCGAACACTATCAAGTTGGTCATTCTGGCACAAACTCCACATAGGCACCATTGATGCCTTCTTCACTCACATCAATGCGAATTTCCATGCCTGGATAACGCTCACTCAACTTTGCATACAAAGCTTCAGCCAGCATCTCACAGCTTTGGTGATCCATCTCTAAACTGTTGGTCTTGTAGAGATTTTCAATCCAGCGCCTGAGTTGAATAAACTCTATTTCTCTGTTGCTGTGAAGGACCTGCACCCAAACCTTGAAGTGAAAATAATGAAAATGTCTTACGCCCAAATGTCGAACATCATATTCATCACCTGTGGCATATGTGGGATTGGTGTCAGCACCAGGAAAGTAATGATATCCTTCCTTCTGGAAGGTGCAATAAACAAAGGTCTTTTGTCCAGTGAGAGTCATCATGTGATCTTCCTTGTGTTGTTGATTAATGATATGCGGAAATTTTACTTATATCAAGGTGGTACGGATTTATTTGTGAGCCAGTTGATCACACATGTAGCTGAACAAAACTCATCTCTGTGTGTGAGTGTGTCCCAGTAATATGTGCACCATGCATCCACATGAACTTGGTGGACTTGACCTTCGTTATCAGCAGCCCATGTGATGTGTGGTTTTACATGTGCATCACATAAAGTGCAGCGCATGCGGGGGAAATTACTTGGCTGTGTTTTTGACATCCGTGATTTCCTCAATTGCCTTGGTGGCCTTTTTAGGATTGCTCAAGTTACGGTTGTTGAATCTCTTGTCCCCTTGATCGATCCACTTTATGGCATGTGGTGATAGTAGTTCATGAATGAGAGGCAGTTCTGTTGCAAATTCAGGCATTTCCACTTCAGCAATAGCCAAATAAATTTCCCCGCTCTTGTGTTTCCTCAAAAAATCTATGTCCCAAGTATAATCACCACACACAATCTTGGCCCTGGTTTTAACAATCACAGGCTTGCAGATCAGGAACAGTTTTTGATAATCCTGGGTACTAATGGGATTTTCAATTTCCACGGTGCTGCCTCTCACCTTGGTTTTGAAAGTGAATATGAACTGCTCATTTTTGATGGGATCCACATGTGGAACCACATGTCGAATTCTACACGAACCACTCAGGTAACCTTGTGTGATATCATACCAACTTACAGAATGATCAGAACGCAACCGTCGCAGGGTGTCCTGACTACAGGAAACATCCAACAACAGTTTGCGTTCATTTTCAATACCCATGATCAGTTACTCAGCGCATCTTGGCTGGGAACACAAACCTGTATTGCACAAGGCCAGTCGAAATTTCAATCTGGATGGCGCCCTTCACACTGAATTTCATCTCAGCATCTGTGCCATCTGTGAGCTTGAGCACTTGTGCAATTTGTGAAATGGGCCACTTGTGATTGCTGTCAAATACACCAGTAACGTCAGATGCAAATTGTACACCACCACGCTGGTTGGCACCATTCTCTTCACCAATAAAAAACTTGAGAGCACCATCCACAGTCTTGGGGATAAAATACTGCTCATAAGAACTGAGTGAACTGGATGCCCATGCAAACTGCTGAATGGCACTCTTGAGAGGTTTCACTGTCACATCCCAGGTGGGTTCATTGTACTTGGGCTGATCAGGCACCATGTCCTTGCTCACAAAGCGATAGGCCACAAATGTCTTGCTCTTGTTGGTGTAATGCAATTCCACAGGCACATCTGCACCACCACGGGTCTGATATTGCATGTCCAGCATGGAATCTTTGTGTGCATATTCTGAGTCGTTCACAATACTCTGTAGCAGGCTCAAGTTGGCTAAACCAAACTCTCCTTCCCAACCATCAACTCCAGCTGATGTGGAAGCCTTCAGGATCACTTGCTTGTTGCTTTCCAGTGCTTCAATTTGCACATTCTTTTTACTAGCAGTGATCTTGATCTTGTCAAAAAACCCAGTTGTGACTGTGTTCTTGACCATGTCCTGCATGATGTCTTTTACTGCAATTGTGTTTGCCATTTTTTAATATGCTCCTGTCTTGCCCATTTTCTTGAGTGATTGTTCTTCTTCAATCATGATCATGTTCTGTTTAAGCTGCTCTTCTGACCAGCCCAGCATGTTCTTGAGAATGAATCTCTTGCTCAAATAGCTGGGGGCAGAATTTAGTGCTTCAAATAATACTTTAAGCTCTGCGGGTGTGTATGTCATTTGTTTAGACATTTCTTAATGTGCTCCTGTATCTTCTTTCAGTTCAGGCTCTGCCCTGTTAAACAGGCAAGCCACTTTGTTTTTTACACGAGTCAGAGGCGGTAGATCAAATGTGACCAACTCTGATCTGAGCACAAGTGATGCTAAATCTGGTCTGTGATTGAGAGGAATACTGGCCCACTCTTGTGGATCAAATGTCCTCATCACAGTTTCTTTGCGTACAAATGTGCCTCGTTTGAATGACACAGGGTAGTCATTAAAGTTAACATCCTTTTCAAACAACATCTCCTGCTTCTGTGCACCGCTCTTACCCTGTAGTTCTGCATGACTGTAGTAGTGAGAAGCTGCTTGACTTATACTGTTCTTTGTACAATCCAGGCTGCGCCACAACATGCAGTTGGCCAGCTCATCCAGATTGGGCACCTGGAACACCCTGCAATCAAAGTGAGGCATTTGAGATAGTAGTTCATCACAATTGTCAAAATGATTGAGTATGCTCACCATGAATGCACTAGTGGCCATGCTGGCCAACACACTAGTCAGCTTGTGTACCTTGCCACCAAACCAAGGCTCCACTTCAGGATTTTGATTACACCAAGCCAAAGAAAGCTCATCTGATTGTGTGTAACCCACAGTGGCTCCACTTTTGTCCACCACATGCTTGAGAGTGTCCACCATGGCCGCAGTCATCCTGGCATCAAACGGCCTTTCCATGTCTCTAGTAAACTTGCTAAATGACCTGCCGTCCATGCGGGCGTACACAGGTATCCCTGGAATCAATTTGCGGGAGGTTTCATGTGCTTCATATGGTTTGATCCTGTCGCCTAAATCATCCATGTGTGTATTCCAATTTGAATTGATAACAGATTGTATCAGGCACACATACTACTGTCAAGGGGCACAGATTAAATTATGCCTCTTTGGGCACATGTTCCACCTTCTTGTTCCACTCCGCCCATGCCTCATTCAAAGCTGTGTATATGATGAGAGCATTTTCCTGTTCTGTTCTGCCCACTTGTGTGACTTGCATCTGACAATCAGCAGTCACACGCAGGTATGGTTGAAAAGTTTGTGGATCAGGTATGGGCCCTTCCACGTTTACGATTTTAATCATCATGTGTTCCTTTCTTAAAAACTAAACATGTTATCAAACGTTTCGTTGTTGCGAGCTTCATTTAGGTCCCATTTGAGTACACCCAACAAATTTTCAATCTTTTTAGTGATCAAACTTTCTGCCATGAGCTCATCATCAAAAGGCAGTTGTTTGAACCAGTCAGGCAACATGGCCTGATCCACAGGATATGCCACACTTGTGAGCCCCAAATGGTTGGGCCGCAGCTTGGCCACGATCACTTTGAAGCCATCCTGAATCACCATGCTGCCATGATCATTATAGATGTCTTTCAATCGGTTCCAGTTTAGGGCCGCTCTCACATGCCCAGGAATGGTTTTTTTGTCTGATGCTTTGCCCTCAAATGTGTCTCGCATACCGCCCTCCTGTTTGCGCATGAGGTCACCATAGTATGTGAGCTTGTTCACCCTCTTGGGTGTGCCCTTGGCCCATGCTGGCCAGCTTGCAAACTCTGTCCTGAATCGCTTGATGCGATCAAACACTTGAGCCTGGGTACCATCTGTGAGTGCCATCACCAATACTTCATGTAGGAACTCTTGCACAGGCTTGGGTGTGTCTGACCGTTTCAGATCCAGACCCATGGCCTTGATCTCTCCAGGCTTACCATTCACATCCTTGCGTGTGCCTTCTTTATCGTAAATGAGCACAGCATAACGCTTCTTGGTAATAAACATGCCCTTGCTGGCCACATATTCCCTACCAGCCTTGATCACACTGCGGTCTGCATTCACATTGAAGGCTTGTTTCATGAAGTCTGGAAAGCTGGCATTTGTGATGTCTGCAATCTGATCATACAGATTGATCACATCTTCCTTGCTCCATGAGAATTCCTTGAACTCTTCCATATCTTTCATGATTGGGTATGAACTAAACATCGCAGAATCTGTGTCACCATAAATTATGGCTGAGCCTTTGTGTGTGTATTCTCCAGTAATTACTTCGTTGATCTTGCTGGCCATGTGACGCACAATACCTCTACCACACAATGTGGTGCTTTGTGCAATCCTGGCATCAAACCATGCGCTGTACTCGTTGCCGATTGCTCCGTACAACGAATTTAAGACGATTTTTTTGATCAACTGGCGTCTGTCATAAAATTCAGCCTGCTTCTTATACAGTGTCTTTTTCTCAGCATCTGTTTCCTCCTGTGCCAGCTGAGCATACTTCCGGTATTCTGCCTGAAGCTGTTTGCGTTCTGCATACCATCTGGCCAACAACCCAGGCACCACACCTGCTTTGCTCTGATCAAAGATGGTGCCATTAGCACTCACAGTGAGTGAACGCTTGGGATTGTTAAAGATCCAGTCATACAACTCTGCGCCGGACAGTTCAGCTTGTGTACCATCCTCCAGATCCACAGTGAGCATGATGAGCTCTTTGTTCATGACTTGTGTGTATTCCAGAGTGCCAAACATCTCATTCCATGCATCTGCAAAGGTTCTCTTCTCCTTTTGCATGCGATGTTGAATCAGTCTGTCTGTGGCATCTGACCTGATCTGGCCCACCACAGTTTCCTTGCTCATGTTCAAGCTACGGATAGCAGATGGATACAGACTGTTGATGTCCACACCACCAATCCAGTCATGCAAACCTTGCACAGGATCCGCTACATATGCACCCACAATACCATGCGGTTCGTCATCATCCTCATCCTCAGGCACGTTTTTCATTGCAGCAGGCGCACGCTGTTTGATGGGCACCAACATGTGTCTGTCATGGGCTTCATTAGTGATGGCATTATCAATCAGCTGAACTGATCCCATGGTGGTGCTCATGAGCACTCCATTTTCATGTGCCAGGTCATTACTCAGATCAATGAACTTGAGCTTCTGATCAATTTTGACCAGCAGCATGACGTCCTGCCTGTTGTATTCAATAAACTTCTCAAAGTCTTCATTATACAGCTTGTCCAGACTGCCTTCATATGCAATCTTCTTGTCACCCACCTCATACTCGCCCACAAAGTCCAAGCGATATGAATGCATTTCATGGTATGTGTGCTTGCGATACAATTGCAGATAGTCCAAATGCACTCTGCCGCTCAGATCATAAGTGAATGTGGGCTTGCCATATGACTCATATTCTCTCTTGCGGGGCAGCTTGTTCCACAAACACAGTCTGCGAGTGTGTTCCTTGCCCATGACCTGCACCATGCGGTTGACCAGATAAGGGATGTCATACCCTTCTGAATTCCAACCTGTGAGCACATCAGCATCCTCAATCAATGTGAGGAACACATCCAGTAGCTCTTTTTCTGATTCACACAACACAGTGTTATCAAACTTTTCACAGATTTCCTGTGCTTGTGTTTGGGTGTATGTGCGTGGTGCCAACACCAATGTGAAATTGGTTTCCAGCCAGTTGCAATACACACTGATGGCAGTTATGGGGTTGAACGCTTCGCTGATGTCACTAAACCCACGATCAGGGTCAAAATCTGTTTCAATATCGAAGAAGGCCACATGCAGATCAGGGGCTGGGGCAGTCTTGTAGTGATCATAAAAGCATCTGAACATGGGGTTCATGTCAGCTTCATACTGCTGTTCCTTGGGAATCTGTCTGAGTTCACGCTGGAACTCTTCCCATTTGTTGGTCTCAAACTTGTCCAGAGGGGTATCATAAATGCTCTTTTGTGTGCCTTTGATGCTGGGCCAGGCCACCAAAAAGCGAGTGGGCCAAGTCTGATACACCCTGCGTGCATTTACTCGCTCAACCACATCAATACAATTACGTTCTTTGTTCCAAAAGGCATCCACATAAGTCATAGGTAATTCCAAAATCCAATAATGTTCATGATTGTATAGAATGTCATGAGCATGATCAAGTTCATGTTACGTCTTTTGTAGCTGCTCATGGTTAAACACACACTGCCCAACATCCAGCACACATACACCCAGATCAATCCTGCCAGCTGGAAACTTAGCAGCACCGCAGCCAGCATGCTGGTCACAGTGCCCAGGATCTCCAAACTCACAGTCACAGGCTGTGTGCGTGATTCTGCACACAGCTGATTCCATATTTGTATCAAAGATTATACTCCGGCAGCCGCTAACAGTTGCTCCACAGCGTCCAGTTCCTCCTGGGCATCTTCCACCACATTCTGATTTTGCTGGCTCTTCTTATAAGCCATGCGAATTGCACGTTGTAGCACCTTCTTTTCCAGATCTAGTTCATCAGATACTGCGGTCACA